AATAGGTGTAACATCATCCAAACCATGGTCATCACACATTTGCTAACCGCCTTGCTTGTAGCGTTGTCTCTACTAGGTTTTGCCACTGCTCGTCAGTGGTCAAATCATAAATCAATTTCAAACACAACCCCAATGCGAGGTCATCTCCGAAAACTTGTTTCATGTTGTTTTCAACATCAAAAATTTGGTCATGTGCTTTCATACTTGTTCTGCCTCCAGTTCAAACCAATCGTTCCACACTGCCGAAGGATGCAAACCCAAACGAATCGCATACTTGTCAGCAAACCACTGGTTAATTTGTGTGTCCTTATATTTCCATTTCCTAACAATTTGAGGATGAATCCCCAACGCTTGTGCAACAATTATGTCCTCGGTTTCAGGACGAAACATTCGCAACAACTCCGTTGCGGGATAATGTCGTGCTTTAAATTTACGCATCACTTACCCACTTTTTGCATCTGCACTCTAGTTGCATGATTGCAACATAACGGAAGTTCACTAAGGCGAACGAACACTTCAATAGTGTTCTCGCAACTAGGACACTTATATTTTCCTTGCGCCACCAAGGAACCAGTGGTCGCCCCTTTCGGGGCAACCACCTTGGCTACTGGACTATCTGACATTATGAATTTCCCTTCAGAAATTCCTCAACCTCGTCAGCCAACACGGAACCGCTAACTTCGCCAGCCATTTCCATCAACTGCTCGTTCACCTTGTTCGTGAGGTCGGTCAACATTTGCAATGCTTCACCTTTGCCACCCCCGTTTAGTTCCTCACCCATTTTGCTTACAAGCAAATTCAACTCCTCCTCGGTTGCAAGACCGAACGACTGAGCAAGTGACAACACAATCGTGGCTGTCGTAGCCTCGTTGTATGTCTGAGCAACATGTTCAGTGAACTTTGTTGTGAGGAACTGAAAGAAACTTTCAGGCAAATCATAATTGTCACCATCACAGTATCCATCAGGTGATTCACCAGCAACGATTACGCAAGGACCAACAAGGTTCCTGCCGAACAATGCACTAGCGAACCAATTTTGTTCCAAACCAATCAGCAACCCCTCATCATGGACATAACCCACAATCAGGTGACCACCAATTTTGGTTGTGACACAATCAAATGCGCCACCAACCAATGACTGAATATGTGTATATTCACCAACTAAAACGGGCTGAATTTCAACCCCGATACCAACGGGCATCAACGCCCCTGACACTTGCTTACTCATGACATACCTCCAAAGGTACAGATTCGGACTGGAATCATCAGCACGAAAACTTATTCGTGTATGTCCCCCGAAGGGGACATTTCATCCTTACCAGTTGTGTTGTATCTATTGGTCCTTGTACATGACCTCCTTAACCTTTTTCAATCGTCCTTCAAGGACTTCAACAATCGCAGTGATTTCTCCCTGCAATTCGGACATTTGAGTACGATTCATTTGCAACTTCGTGCAAAGTTCGTCCATAGTCCAATGTGAGTAACTTTCCATCATTCACCTCCAATCGGTTCACGCTAGTTATTTTACACATTACACTAAAACTTGTCAAGCACCTTGCTAGTAGCAAGATACCAGTCAAGGGCTTCGCCATGAGTTAGAAACACATCACGGTCACAAACAGAAGCGGGGACAGTAGTGATGTCCCACAGTTCCGCTTGCCACATATAAATTGCCCCGTTCCACCAAATTTCAAACTGGAAACCATTATCGGCAGGGAGTGACAAACTAGAACTAGTTGTTAACAACGGAGCGAAAAACTCTCGTGTTTCCGCTTCTTGTTCCGCATCTCGTGCATCTTTACGCAACTCGTTCAACCCGAACAGGATGAATGTTTCCCATAATGCGAACCCAAGGAACACCGAAGTTCCAATGAAATTCATAAACATTGGCATAAAGCCAGTCGGTAAACCGAACCAGCCGAAACCAACCCACAATGTGAGGGCATACAACCCCCACATCAACAATGTCCGTGCTATTTGCTTTTTCATTTCTCAACCTCCAAGGTTGTGTTGTTGTTTATATTTTACACCAAAGGTGTAACAAGGTAGCGGAGGATAACATCACCACCCTGTTACACCAGTTGCCGTCAGATTAGGTTCAAACCAGTAATGGTTTGCATAACCCATTCCACAGGATTCTCCATGCACTGTGTTGCAGCATGTTCCAAGCGTTCCATCCGAATATCAGCGTTGACAGTTGGAGCATAAACCGTGTGGCGTGTGAAACCATACGAACCTCCCTGAACAGCACCAATTTCTTTAGCACAGGATGACATTTCACGAACAGCGAACGCCATTCGGCGGAGCATCGCAGGATGAGCCAAAGTGAACATCAGTGCATCAATGTCCAACCTGTCGGTTGGGTCATGCAATTTCGTCACCGTAGTGTGCATCGTTGAATACCCACCAGAAATTGCAGTCTCGCCATAAATCTCAACAGAAACACCAAGTTTCTGCAAAGTATCCACAAGTGCCAGCAACACAATGCCACGCTTCATAATGAAGTCACCACTGAACGATGCCGAAGCACCATAATCAATGAAAAGTTTAACAACTTTTCCCATTCGTTCCTGTGGCTCCATCGGAAAATCCAACATGCACATCGGTTCGTTACCACAGTAACGACCAACATCCACAACACCACCAGCGACATTCCATGTCATTGACGGGGCGATTTCCAATCGGTCAGCAATGACATCCGACATTTGGTTGAGTAATTTCTCAACCTCAGGACGAACATCATGCCAACCATCACGGGCTAATTGTGATGCATCAGCGAAATTTCGCATACCATCCCAACCATCAGTACCATCCTTATCGGATTGACCAAAGTTCGGGTTAGTCTCAACATAGTTGAGCATTTCGCCAAACGAATCAAAATAATCCACATGGACATTTTTACCGTCCAAGTGCATAAGTTCTGTATGCTTTTTCATATTCAACCTCCAGTTGAATCGTAATGGATTAAGCGGCTACTGTCAAGGTTACACCTTGACGGATTTTCTCAACTTGGTCCTGCTTTGCACCCTTCAGGACTGTGGCATTATACACCTTGTCCATGTTCATGCCCTGAGCAAGCAACCCTGCACCATTCGCTGTTGCTCTAGGTGAAACGATGACTCGTAAACCACTAGTGGCGACATTCTGTCGGGATTGACGGACAGCCTTCAACCATGTTGACGCTGTTGCCGTAGGCAAACCGAACCCTGCAAGCATCGCATCCTCAACACTTTCATCAATGTCAACATTGAAGAAAGCGAAACGGTCCAAAGTTGCACCGTCAATCGGATTCCGTCCCACATACTCGGCAGTCGCACCGTTGCCGTAGGTATTTCCTGCCGCAACAGCAATGAAATCGGGATGTTTTTGCACCATCCCATCAGGGAAAGCCATAAAGCCGTTGCTCAAAGCGGAGTTAAGAACTCCGAGAACATTCGGATTCGCATTGTCAATCTCATCCAACAAGTAAACACCACCGTTCTGAAAGAACTCACGGAGTTTCGTAGGAACATAATTGCTGTTCGCATCCTTGAATCCCTTTAGGGCATATTCCGTTGTTGCGGCAGTTAAGTTTTCAGCATGAAAACTTAGATTCAATGCCTCAGCAACTTGCGAAACCATCGTGGTCTTACCAGTACCAGCAGGACCCACAAGGAATGTGTTGCAACGAGCCGATATTGACATCATAATGTCACCGAAAGCCATATGTTGAACACCCTTTAGGGTAAATGCTGGACGGTCCTTCACGATGATTTGTGTAACCTTCGGTTGCATCGCCTCAATTTTCGTGTTCAAACGGTCCATGGCAACTGAAGTTGCCAAAGCCATAGGGTCAATGACATCCGAAACAATGTCACGAACCTTGTCCTCGTCAATCCCAACAGGGATTGTTTGCATAATGTTTGCAACCATAGTTGCAATCACAGCATCCAACGATGAACCAGTTGGTGTCACTGCTTTAGCAGGGACAGAAGTATCAACCCTGACAGGGTTCGTATTCTGAATCACTTGCTTTGCAACCGTAGGTTCAGAAACTCCCATAGCACCATCTACGATGGTAAGAATCTCTGCCAACGACTTGTGCATCGGTGTGCCGTTCCACTTGACTTGAAGGAACGAGCCAACCTTAATGAGTTCAACCTTGGAAAGGTTGTGGAATGAAACCCACTTCCCATCCTCAAATTGTACTCGCCTTGTGTTCTTGTCAATAGACAAGACTGATTTGCTTGCTGTTGCCATAATGTTATCCTCCCATTATGTAATAATGGCTGTCCGTTCACGGACATCTAATGTCATTTCCCCATTGGAAATGACCACCATAGCGGACCACGACAGAATTGCACTGCCCAACACTGTAAGTGTTGCTATTTGGTCCCACTGACCCTAAAGGTCAGTTAGGGAATTTGCGTCCCGAAACATGCTCAAAACGAGCCTCGCCACCATTCCTACGGAATGTCCAACCGAAATCCTTCAGGATTTTGTTCATACCCATTTGGTCCGATGCAGAACCCCAACCAGTTGACAACGGGGCGAAGCCCCAACTCACATCGTCACGGTCACAATAAAACTCTCCCATGAGAGTTCCGTGATGCAAAATTTGACGGTAATTAAAATTACCGTCATTGTTGTCCACGAAACACCAATTGCCAACATTCTTACGAACACCATTCTTGAATGGTGTCACATTCACTGACATTGCTTCCAGTTTCATAATCTTACAACCTCCAGTTGTAATAGTGTGTATGTTTTATGTCCCTTAGGACATAGCGGAAAGGCAAGGAATTGAACCTCGCTAATCCCCACGATGACTCTAGCATAATGCGTCCATCATCGCAAGGATTTTCACAGCCTGCAAACCTCCCGTGACATTGGTGAGTTATTTTCGCTCCCAATGACATTTCATGTCATTGCATGTAATTCCAACTGCCGTCAACTGCATGCCAGTTACTCCGTAAGTCTGCCCCACCATCGTAAAACTATCTACGATAGTTGCGTCATAGCCCTTACTTTCACAACAATTTTCAGTGTCAACGACAATCTACAGATTGTCCATGCTAACAACTAATGTGAACATCGTTAACGATGTTCGTGTCACTTTACGCCGTCCCTCATTTCATTGAGGGAGAATAGGTTGCCCTGTGACTCCAACAGCCATCCATTGCTTATGACAAACGCCATAAGGTGTCGCTGTGTGGCAACATGATTCGTATTGCTCATGTCTGCCGTTCGGTTGCCGTTCATCCGATTCGGGTATTCCGATTCGGGGACCGTTGCCGATTCCGATGCCAAACACTTTAGACACAGCCCAAAACAAAAATCAAGCACCAATCACACACCGAATTTTCACGGGTGTTTTGCGTGCATAATGCCTATGCGAAAATCACACGCCAATTCCGCATGTTGGCAAAACCCCATATACCCATCGGTAACCATGCCTCGGTTCAGCCCTCGCCTCATGCCCCCGTGATGCGCCTGCGTATAGCACAATTTTTTTGTGGTGGCACATTATGGGCTGATTCATAATGCGAAATCCATAATCCAACCTCGTGCAGCCACATGGCACATGGCACAGGGGAGCATGGGGGGGTACGCCCCTACACATGTTATTTTATATACGGAGGTAGAGCCGATTTGTAAAAGTTTTATACGAGGGGGTGGTACAAAAAAAATATAATGTGTTATTTTTTTCGGGCTGCTCGCCCTGCTGTCCGTGCTGTTTTGGTATTTGGAACGAACTGTTTGCCTTTGGCTGTGCCTTCACGCTTCTTTTTTGTGGTAGCAGCATATTCTTTTGATGACAAACTTTCTATAGCCTTCTTTGGCAGGTATCGTTCGCCTGTTGCTTTGGGTCCTTGTGTGGATGGTTTTCCTGATTTGGTTGTCCATTTTTCGGATGTCCATTTGGTTAAGGATTTTTGTTTGGAGGTTTTGGCTCCTGTGTATCCTCCGCCTGCGGCTTTATATTTTTGGGCTACTAATTGGGCTTTGCGTGCGGACCATTGTCCTGCTTTGCCGCCTTGGGTTCCTGCCATTACTTGGTTTTTGATACGGTTCCGTAATGATGGTTTGGTGTAGTTGTTTGATGGCATTAGCAGTCCCATTTACGCAAAGCCAATGCTTTGCGGGTTGGTCGTCCTTTGGAGTCTTTCATTGGACCTTTCATGCCGCCCATTCTTGCGCAGAACGATTTGCGTCTTGCAGCCTTTTTGGGGGATTTGGCTGCTGCTTTAGCGGAGACAGGTGGCTTTAATGTGCCACCTGTTTGAGCCTTGTATGAGGCACGACCTTTAGCGTTTAACCCTCCTTTAGGGTTTTTGCCTTCGGCTCTTGTCCATGCTGCGGTTTTTTTACTTGCCACGATGAGCAGAGTTTTTCATCAGTTTTCCGTTAGGCATAACATGGTATCCTGCGGGTATTTTCTTTTTAGCCTTCTTCTTAACAGCCATTATCGTCTTTGTCCCTGTTTTGCTTGTGCAATATCGCCTGCACGGAACGCTCTTGGGCGAAGCGCAGCATCGCCACCCTTCTTTTTGTGCATTAACCAAAGTTTCTTTATCAGGTCATCTGATACTTTTGACCAGACTTTTTCTGGATACAATTCACCAATGTTACTTTCACTGAGGACATCATATACAGCGTCTTGGGCTTCTTTTACGGTTGAAAATTCTGTTAAATCTGGGTATCCACTGTTACCTAGTTTGCTTTTAACAAATGTTTCTGCGTCTTGCTGTTTTTTCATTGCCATATTATGGTCTCTTAACTTTCATCTTGTTCTGGTTCTGCCATAGTTGCATTAACATCTTTTCTGCTACAGGCTGCCAGTCACCATCAGCCCACTTCTGTGATATATCACCCTCGCTGATAGCATCCATCATGGCACTAACAAAACGCTTCGGGTTCTTATATTCCCTAGAGATGCCTTGCTGGCGAATCTTTTTGATATCACCATCACGCAAATACCATCTTGCACCCTGAATTACTTCAGCGTCATTTGTTGGTGGGCTAGCGTCTGTTGATTTCATAATATTTTTCCCATTCATCGTCAATATCAATGTGTTCAAAAGTTTCAAAACTTTTGAACAAAACCCTTAAAAACAAGCCAATACCCAAAAGAGTAATAAACGATGTTCCTAGTATTACCAATAATGTTCCCATAAGCCCTTTTGTCCATGCTAAAACAAGAATATTGTAAACTATCTGTGAGATAGTTTACTCCTTAACTGTACTGTTATTGTACACTTCGCCAGTAGGCTCAGTGTACCTGATTATCCTTCCCCCCTCCGTAGGTTCCCCCCACCTTTGTTCCCTGCGTTCCCTATACAAGTTCAATACAAGTTAGGAACATTCCACCTAATGGCATGGACAACATCTTAGACCCACGGCAAGAAAAGTTTTTAAACTGGCTGATGGTCCCACCACCAAACCGCACACCATCCTCACAAGAAAAATATGCTATCCTAGAAGGCGTGGACGAAACCACGCTACGCCGTTGGAAAAAAAAACCAGCGTTCAAAATGGAATGGGAAAAACGAGTATCCGAACTCCAACAATCCCCAGAACGAACCCAAAAACTATTAGATAATCTTTATGAGCGTGCGTTAGCAGGCGACAACAACTCCGCCAAACTATACCTACAAGCAACTAACCGTCTAGCCCCAACGCAAGTCCATGTAGAACACTCCAGCAAACCCTCAGAAATCACCGATGCCGAACTAGACAGCCTCATAGCGTCAGTCGCTCAATCTGAGGTTGAGTCTCGTAAGGAACTAAAAGCACAATAGTGGGTTCAACGATAGAATGTCCGACTTGTGGGTGTGAGTATCCTCCTGTTGCGACTCGCTGGCGTTGCCCTGAGTGTGGCTTTAAGGATTCATGCTGTGAGGGTGAACCTAGGAAGATGAGAGATTATGACAACAACTAATGATGCGATGTTTGAGGCTCTTTCAAAGTCGTATCCGTCAACAGGGCAAACCTTGGGTGACTTGTTGTATGCTTTCTGGTCTGACAAGGGTTTTCAATATAATGGGACTCTTAAAACCCAGTTTTTTGTTTCGGAGGGTACAACTGGAACAACTCTAGGAGATTTAACAAACAACTATTTTGTTGATGTGTACGATTTTGTGACATTTGATGTTGCGGACGCTGACGAATGGTTGGAATTACAGGTTTTTGACCGTTATGATACGGTTGAACAAGAATTATTTACTTTAATTTGGTAAGGGAACAAAAGGAACATTATTATGGCAACAACATTTAGCAAAATACCTCTAAGCGGCACAGGCAACGGTCTTGGACTTCTGATTAACTCAGGTTCGTCTGGTGTTGCAGGTCCAACTATCCATACTGGCTCAACCAACACATCAGTTATTGATGAAGTTTGGTTGTATGCAGTCAACTATGATACCACTGACCGCAAACTCACCATTCAGTATGGTGGTGTGACTGCTGGAACAAACGAAATTGAGTACACAGTTAAGGCTGAAAACGGTTTGTATCTGATTGTTGCTGGTTTGTTGCTTTCTGGTAACGCTACAGCAAAGTTAATTACTGCTTATGCTGCAACTAACACCAGTATCGTTGTTTATGGGTATGTTAACCGTATAACAACAGTTTAAGGTCATCTTAGATGCCTAGTTTTGTTAGAAACACATCAGGTGGTAAAGCCATTAGCGGTGGAGCGTTATCTCCACGCAATCGCCGTGGTAACACCAATCAGGTTGCGTCTTACTGGTCTGGTGGTGCTAGCGTACCAGTAGTTGAGTGGCTAGTTATTGCTGGTGGTGGCGGTGGGCGTGGAACTGATGGTGGAGTGTCTCGTGCTGGTGGCGGCGGCGGTGCAGGTGGATACCGTACAGGTTCTGGTTTAGAACTTCCAGCATCATTTACGGTAACCGTTGGTGGTGGTGGTGCTGGTGCGATTGGAGTTGCTGGCGTAGCAACGCAAGGTGTTAGTTCAGTGTTTTCCACATTTACTTCTGCTGGTGGTGGTGGTGCATCAAATGGTGGTGGAACATTAAATCCAAACAGGGACGGTGGTTCAGGTGGCGGTGGTGGTGGTAACAGCGACTCTACTGCTGGTCTTGGAAACACACCTAGCACAAGTCCATCACAAGGTAATGATGGTGGTTCTGGTAATACATCTAGCCCATTTCAAGGTGGTTCGGGCGGTGGTGCAGGCGCAGCAGGAACACTTGGTGGCAACGGTGGCGCAGGGGCATCATCATCCATAGACGGCAGTGCCACTTTGCGTGCTGGTGGTGGTGGAATGGGTGGTGGTCATTCCGTTGCCTCTACTTCAGGTGGTTCAGGTGGCGGCGGAAACGGTGGTACTTCTGGTGCAGGCTTCTCTGGTTCAGCAAATACTGGTGGCGGTGGTGGTGGTGCATTGTCTTCTGGCGGCGACCAAACTGGTGGTGCTGGTGGTTCAGGAGTTGTAATTATTGCTTACCCTGACTCTTATCCAGCATTATCATCTATTGGTGGAACACTGGTATCTTCGGTTTCACTTGTTAGTCGTTCTGGTTATCGTGTTTATACTTTTACTGCAGGAACAGGAACGGTGACTGTCTAATGGCACATTACGCATTTCTTGATAGTAACAATATTGTGACTGAAGTTATTGTTGGTCGTCATGAATGGGAAGTTGTTGATGGTATTTCTGATTGGGAACACGCATATTCGCTGGTTCGTGGTCAATCATGTGTTCGTACTTCGTATCATGGAAATATTCGTAAACAATATGCTGGAATAGGTTATACATATAATTCAGAAGCAGATGTATTTATTTCGCCACAACCATTTCCATCTTGGTCGTTGGATAGCAACCATGATTGGCAACCACCAACACAGAAATCAGAACTTGACACTATGTGGAATGAAGAAACATTGTCATGGGTTCCGTTTCCAGACGCTGGCTAATCTTTCTTCCAGTAGCGTTACTGGCATTATGGTCAACAGTTGCTAAAGCAGATGGATTAGGCGACTGGACTGCTTCGCAGTCCTGTGCCACAGGTTTTGTAAATGTAGTTGATAACAGTATTGTTCTTACTGGACCTGATGGTGGTGGGTGTGGTGGGGCTAATTGGGTTAAGATTGAAACCACAATCCCTGAAGGTGTCCTTAGCGTTTCTTTTGATTGGTCGTATTGGACTTATGATGGGTGGGTTTATGACCCACCACAATATGGTGTGAACAATGTTTATACTTTGCTAACACAACAGAATCAGGCTTCGGGAACAGAAACGGTTACTGTTACTGCTGGTGATATATTTACTTTCAGACAATATTCAATTGATTCATGCTGTAAGGCTGGTCACTTAACGATAAGTAATCTTTCATTATGGGAATTTACAACAACATCCACGACTTCAACAACGATGACAACTACTACTATTGTCCCCGAAACGACTGTCCTTGCCACCAGCACGACTACTACGATAGTTCAAGAAACTACATCAACATCAAGTACGAGTACAACGACCAGTACGACATCTATTTTAACTACGACAACAACTAGTTCTTCTTTAGCACAGACAACAACGACATTACAAGAAACGCCACAAACATCAACATCTATTTCACCTCCTCAAATATCCGAGCCAGAACCTGTTGAGCCTTCCGTTCCTGTAGAGCCTGAAGAAACTGTGCCAGACACCACAGAGCCACCAGTAGAGGAAACCATCCCAGAGGAGATGCTTCTACCAGAAACAACCACAACAGATGAACCAAGTCCAGAAACATACCCTGAGACTACCACAACCATAGAGCCAAATTTGGAGCCAAATTTGGAGCCATTGGCTGAGGAAAAAGTTCAGGATTTGGTTGCTGAAGCAACCACCATTGAGGAATTACAAGAAGCCTTAGAGGAGTTAACACCTGAACAAGTTGAACAGGTTGTTGATGAGATTCTGTCACAAGAGGAACCTCCTACTCAGGAGCAGGCTGTGGCTTTAGCCACAAGCCCAGAAGTTTTGTCTGTTATTAGCGTGGACAATGC